AGGCGCTGATCTGCGGAGGCCTGAGCCTGTCAGCCAGTAGCGTTATCGCCTGGATGGAGTGGCCATCGAACCTTTCGGTCGCGGCCGGTGGTGCTATTGGCTTTCTTGGCGTCACAGCCATTCGTGAGCTGGTGACCCGCTTCCTGGGTCGCAAGGTGGATTCGCTATGAAGGCCTTTGCCGCTGCAGCAATCATCGCGCTCGTTGCCTGCCTGTTGCTGGGTATCCAGCACTATCAAGTCATTGCACTTGAGGGGCAGGTGACGATCGAGGCCAAGGGCAAGCAGGACGCCATCGCGGCCAATACCGAGAGCCAGGCCACCATCACCACGTTACGGGCCGAAGCCCAGCGAAACGCTGACTACTTGAAAGACCTGAACAAGCGAATCAAGGCCAGCGAAGACAAAGCCAAAAAGGCGAGGAAGGACTTTGAAGATCTCAAGCGCAGCAGCAAGCCTGTTCGTGATTGGGCTGCTCAGCCTCTGCCTGACGGCCTGCGCGGGAAAGCCGGCAGTGGTAACAAAGACCCAGGCAGTAAGAATTGAAGCGCCCGAACTGATCCCGTGTGAGCGAATTGACGCGGCCGAGTCTGAGGCCGGCCTTCGCCTGAACGGCGATGTGTGGGAGCTCAAGGATCAGGCCATCAAGTTGCTGGACACGTGTGCCGACCAGGTGGACGCCCAGATCAAGCGCAGTCAGAGCAAGTAGTCCGCGACACGTTTCGCGAATCATCAAATCGTGTCGCGACATTGGAGAAGATTATGAGCGATCAATCAGGCGAGCACGTCCACTTCTGGGATGACGGCCGAGGCCGGCGTGAGGTCTTTATCGATGGCCGCCCGGCAACCTATGTGATCTGGTGCGACACGAAGGCTGGTATCGCCGTGGTCGCGGACGCACCACTCAAGTCATCCGACGGCAAGAATGTCGACTTCCACCCTGTATGGGGTGAAATCACCGTGGTTCCTGTGGAGGGCGCATGACCAACGTAACGTGCTTGCACCACGCATTGCCACTGAGTCCCGCCATCAGCCAGGCGATCACTGAACTTGATAGCGCCATCGCCAAGGCGGTAGATGCTGCCAAGGCTGCCGGCCTCCCTCAAGGATTGGTCGTGTCTCTCTTGCACGGGCGCGCCCAGATGCAGACCAACATCATGGTGAGCCAATGACCGTCAAGGTTCTGGAATTCAAACGAGAGGACTGGCGCGACGCCGCTAAGACCCTGCGCAAGATTGCTGATGATCTCGATGCCGGTGTGCATCCGCATTGTTCTGTTGGTGCTCTGACCCTGATCGGCCCAAAAGGCGAGGTCACTGTGTTCGGGCTGGGGCCTAAGTGTGACGACCTGCAGTGCTTGGGTGCCATGCGCCTGGGTGAACAGAAGTTGATTGATGTGCTGCTGGATGGCGGGGAAGGGTAGGTGTGCCGCAGGTGAGTGCGGCACGGATGGATCATTTTTTGTCCAGAGCCGCCTGAATGGTATCTGCGTATTCGGACAGTTTGGCAAGTTCGCCGCCAAGTATGCCCGTCGTCGTATTGTTCAAAATACGAACCGCGATTAGTTCTAGGGCGGCCGAGACTGCGTACGCCCGCTTCGCTTTGGGATCAGTTGCCTGTGCATACGATACAGATTGGAGATTGACCTTCGTTTGTTCACTCATAAACGTTCTTCCTTGCGTTGATTTGATCCCCACCAATACCGGCTACGCGCCATTATTTCAAGTATCAGAGCGACCCCATGACAATCAAGCAACCCGACTGGGAGGCAATCGAACGCGCCTACCGGGCCGGGATGCTTTCTTTGCGAGCAATGGCGGAACAGTTCGGCTCCAAGGAGTCGACAATCCGCAGTAGGGCATCCAAGAACGGATGGAAGATGGATCTGACCGCCCAGGTAAAGGCGGCGACCAAAGAGAAGCTTTCGCGCAGTACTTCGCGCACGACTGTCGCGCAATCCGATGTGCGCGAAGATGCGCAGATTATCGAGGAAGCCTCCGACGTGGCGGCCTCTATCGTGCTGTCGCACCGCACCGATCTTGCGCAATGGCGTGGTATAGCCAACAAGTTGCGCGATGCGCTCGATGCGCTACCGGTTACGGAAGAAAACCACGGCGACTTCGCCCGATCCCTGAACGCTGGTGTTGACGCACAGCTGAAGGTCATCAAGGGCGAACGCCAGGCCTATAACCTCGACACGGAGACAGGTGACAAGACAGTCAGCGACCTGGCCGCGATGATGGACGAACTATCGAAGGAAGCCTGACATGAAGCCCGAGCACATGAAGCTGCTCCGGGACAAGCGATGGCGCCTGAACAACCTCTACTTCATCACGGACAAGCAGGGCAAAAAGGTCCGCTTCCGGATGACGGACGAGCAGATCGAGTACTTCGATGGAATGCACACCCGCAACATCATCCTGAAGGCTCGGCAGCTCGGCTTCACCACTGAGTGCTGCATCATCCAGTTGGACGCGGCGCTGTTCGAGTCGGCCAAGTGCGCGCTTATCGCTCACACCCTAAACGACGCCAAGCGCCTGTTCCGGGAGAAGGTCAAATATGCCTATGACAACCTGCCTGCTGAGATACGCGCTGCCAACCCTGCTTCTAACGATGCTGCTGGTGAGCTTGTGTTCAGCAAAGGCGGATCGCTCTACGTGTCCACGTCCTTCCGGGGCGGGACTCTACGGTATCTGCACGTATCCGAGTTCGGGAAGATCTGCGCCAAGTTTCCACACAAGGCCCGAGAGATCGTCACCGGGGCCTTCGAGGCTGTCGCCACCGACTGCTTCGTCACGATTGAATCGACGGCGGAGGGCAGAGCGGGCTACTTCTTCGACTACTCGCAGAGCGCGGAACGCCAGCAACTGGCCGGCGTGCCCCTGGGCCTGCTGGACTGGAAGTTTTTCTTCTTTAGCTGGTGGAAGAACAAAGCCTACTCGCTTGACCCTACCGACGTGGTCATCCCTCAGCGCCTGACCGATTACTTCAGTGAACTGCACGCCAAGCACGGGATCGTCACGAACGACGGTCAGCGCGCCTGGTACGCGGCCAAGGAGAAGACGCTCGGCGACGACATGAAGCGGGAATACCCGTCCATTCCTGTCGAAGCCTTCCAGCAGTCGGTTGAGGGTGCTTATTACGCGCAGCAACTGACCAAGCTTTACGCCCAGCAGCGTATTGGCGCGATACCGGACAACAGCCATCTGCCGGTGATGACCTTCTGGGACATCGGCGTCAGCGACTCCACGGCTATCTGGTTCGTGCGCCAGGTCGGCACCGAATACCACGTCATCGATTACTACGAGAACTCAGGCGAGGGCCTGCGGCATTACATGAAGGTGCTTAAGGACAAGGGTTACACCTATTCCGAGCACTGGGGTCCGCACGACATCGACAACCGCGAGTTCGGTAGTGACGCCAAGACTCGTCGCGAACTCGCCCAAGAGGGTTACGAGATCGATGGGCAGAAGTACCAAATGACTTTCCAGGTGGTCCCGAAGATCGGCATCAACGACGGCATCGAGGCGGTGCGGGAGATTCTTCCACTCTGCGTGTTCGATGAGTCGAAGTGCGAGGAGGGCATCAACTGCATCGAGAACTACCGCAAGGAATGGGACGACAAGCGCGGCTGCTGGAAAGACAGGCCGCTTCATGACTGGACCTCTCACGGTTCCGACGGATTCCGGTACTTCGCAGTGGCGAAGAGCGCCAGGAAGCCGGCCACCAAAATCAGAATGGGATTTGCACGCTGATGAGCGACGTCACTTTCACGCGCCCCGAGTACAAAGCGGCGCAGTACCGCTGGCGCTTGGTGCGCGACGTCTGCAAAGGCTCGGAAACCATCAAGGACGCTGGAGACCGGTATTTGCCGCGGCCGAACGCCTCGGACACCAGCCAGGACAACAAGGATCGCTACGACGCGTACAAGAAGCGCGCGGTGTTCTACAACGCCACGGGCCGGACGAAACACAGCTTGGTGGGGGCGGTGTTCCGCACCTGGCCGACGCTGACGGTCCCGGGTGCGCTCGACTACGTGTCGAAGGACATCGACGGGCAGGGCGTGAGCGTCTACCAGCAATCGCAGTCGGTCATCGGGCATTTGCTCGAAGTCGGCCGTCATGGGCTGCTGGTGGATTACGCGGCTGTCGTGGCTGGCTCGGTGAGCAAGGCAGACGAACAAGCAGGCCGCGCTCGGGCAAGCGTTGCCAGCTATTCGGCTGAGTCGATCATCAACTGGAAGACTCGCCAAGTAGGTGGGCAACACCTGCTGAGTTTGGTCGTGTTACGCGAGACGGTCGATGTCGACACCGATGACGGCTTTGGCAGTGAGCAGGTCGTTCAATACAGGGTGCTGCGCCTCGACGTGACGGGCGTTTATACGCAGGAAGTTTGGGAGGAGGGATCCAGCCAAACGGCAATGATCATTGCTCCTTTCACGCCTCTGAATGGCACCGGCCAGCCATGGCGTGTCATTCCGTTTCAGTTCCTTGGCAGCGAGAACAACGACACCAGCATCGACGATTCGCCGCTGTACGACATGGCCGAAATCAACATCGGCCATTATCGAAACAGTGCGGACTACGAAGAGGCAGCCTACCTGGTGGGCCAGCCTCAGCCGTGGATGTCCGGGCTCAGCGATCAGTGGCGGGACCACCTGGAGAAAGAAGGGATTTTCTTGGGCTCCCGTGCACCGTGGCTGCTTCCTCAAGGCGGTGCCTGCGGAATGATGCAGGGTCAGCCAAACGCACTTGCCAAAGAGGCCATGGACAGCAAGAAAGAGGACATGGTGTCGCTCGGTGCCCGACTGATCGAGCGCGGTAGTGCGGTGAAGACCGCAACCCAAGCCGATAACGACAGCGCCGCCGAGCACAGCGTTCTGTCCCTGGTGGTGAGCAACGTCAGCGAGGCCTACAGCCAGTGCTTGGTCTGGATGGCCGAGTTCGTAAACGCTCCCGGCGAAACCCTCTACAAGCTCAATCAGGACTTCAGTCAGATCACTCTTGACGCAACGATCCTATCCGCACTGTTCAACGCAGTGCAGGGCGGCAAGTTGCCTGCGGGCGACTTCTGGCAGTACCTGCGCGATCGCGGGGTTATCGATCCCGAGAAGACCGACGACCAGATCCGCGACGAACTGGAGACTGAAAGCCCTGGGCCTGCCCTGGACGACACCGAGGTAATCCCGAATGGCGGCAAACCAAGCAATCCTTGATGCCACGATTCGCCATGCCGTTTTCCTCGAGCAACTGAAGTCAGGGGAGGTCGCCAAGTTCGGACCTTTCCTCAAGGAGATTGATCGGTCGATACGTGAGCGGCTGACTCGGACCGATCTGACGGATTACACCGTTGCTCGGCTGGAGCGATTGCTGAGCGAAGTCGATAGCCTGCTGCTGGGCATCTTCAACCGCTACAGCGACAAGCTGAACCTCGACCTGATCGACATTGCGAACTACGAGGCCGAGTTCGAAGCGACCAGCCTGACCCGGGCGGCACCGGTGGGCGTCTCGTTTGATGCGGCAGTGCCTGGTGCTGCTGCAATCAGGGCGGCCATCCTCGGCAACCCGCTCAGCGGGCGCGGTGCGGATGGCGGCAAGCTGCTCAAGTCGTTCATTGATGGCTTCACCACCACCGAGCGACAACGCCTCACTGGCGCGATCCGGCAGGGCTTCTTCGAAGGCCAGACCAACTTCCAGATCATCAAGAACATTCGCGGGACCAAGGCGCTTCAGTACAACGACGGCATCCTCGCCACGACCAACCGGAACGCCGGTGCCGTGGTTCGGACGGCAGTGCAGCACGTCGCCACCCAAGCACGCATGGAGACGCTGAAAGAGAACGCCGACGTCGTGCAGGCGGTGGAGTGGGTCAGCACGCTGGATACGAAGACGACCAGCCAATGCCGCTCCCTCGACAAGCAGCGCTTCAAGCTGACTGAA